TGGAATCCTAAAACGAACATTCTTACCGAAATCAGCTTCATTATCTGGATCGATATCCACGAATTCCGTAGAAAAGTTTGAATGTTTTTTGAAACTTTTCACGAAATAACTGTAGTCTGGATCCGCAGTGAAAAATCTCTCTTGAGGCCCGGAGGCGGAGAGTTGGACTTGTCCAGCCATTACTACTATATCTACCTAAAATTTTAATCCTGCTAAACCACTCTCGATGCGTAACACGTTATAATTGACGGCGTACACCCGGGTATCGTTTTCAAAGACGGAATTTGTGGGGTTTATCTCAATCGTAAACAGTTTATGTGAAATGCGGCTCATGTTCACTTGTCCAGTTGGATGGGGTAGTTCAGGTGACAGAGAGAATGAATACGTTCCAAACTTCGATGGACCCAGAATAGCACTCCTCCCGTTAAAAGCTTCGACCGTCTGGGTCAAGGCTGATGGTGCATTGACGTGATGTTTAAGTGCCTGTTCGTATGCGAGGAAGAGTCCGCCACGTTTAAACACGAGTTCATTATTGAACCGAAGTTCAGCATCCACAATTGTATTGTAATAATGGGGAATGTTTCCATTCGCGATGTTTTGTGACACGAAAAAGAGTTCCTTCACTGGGTGCTGAAAGTTGAGCATAACTGATTTTTTGTTTTCACCAGCCTTCATTTTAAACTTTGCTAACTGAACCTGTGTAATGACATAGTCTAACGGTCTCGACATGAGATACCCCCGCTCTTCCGGTGTTACTATCACAAACTCTGTATCCAGAGAAAACTTGAGAATCGACGCCTTCACATCCAAAATGGTATCTGTTGGATCAATGGAACTTATATTTCTAACAAGTCTGATGAGAGGTTTCAATTTAATTCGAACTTCAACCAATTGTTTCGTGAGAGCACATGTAGGGATCGCCAAAGATGAGTTCCTGTAAAAGTAAAAGGGTAGATCTAGGAAATATGTGTACGCACCCGAATAACTCAGGTAGTTACCATGACCATTCAGGAAGTACAAGGTTTGTTCGATATCATCATTCGTGTTGTTCAGCTGTTGATGCATATAGATGTATTCGCCTGTGAGACGCTCGATCGGCTGTCCACCGATGACGAGTTCAGCATACTCGATGAGGTTCGTACATATCGACGGTGACCATACCATATCGTTTTCACTGTTATCATCAGGAAGTGGGTCGGTCAGAGTTATTTTCAGGGTCATGTTTCTCACGAGGTCACCCTTATCACCAGGGATTCTACATTCAATCAGTTCCCCGAAATCTATATTCCCATCGAATTGACTCTCGACATAGTCCATGGCAAACTTTGTATGTTTTTTGAAATTCATCAGAAAGTATGAAAATTGTGGATTACCCGTGATCCACTCGTCTTGGAGACCTGTGGCAGCGAGCCTCAGACGACCGGCCATTCCTACTCTATATGAGTAAAATTTTGCTAAATAAAACGAGACACTACAATAGAATGAACCTTCAGTTGAGGAAATTCAAACCCGAAACGATCACAGACGACAGGGTGTGTGTTTTCATAGGTAAGCGTAATACGGGTAAATCGACACTCGTGAAGGATATCATGTTCCATAAGAAACATCTTCCAGCAGGAATTGTTCTTTCGGGTACTGAGGAAGGAAACCATTTTTATTCCGATTTCATTCCCGATCTCTTCATTTATGGTGACTACGACCGAGATGCCATAGAACGAGTCATGGCGAGACAGAGAAAGTTGGTGGGGAACGGTAAAACAAATTGCGGAGCATTCATGCTTTTGGATGACTGCATGTACGATTCAAAGTTTCTCAAAGATACGTGTATTCGACAGTGTTTCATGAATGGTCGTCATTGGAAAATCTTCTTCATGTTGACGATGCAGTATGTGATGGATCTTCCACCGGCACTTCGAGCAAACGTCGACTATGTCTTCATCCTCAGGGAGAACATTATTCAGAATCGAGAGAAACTGTACAAATCCTTCTTTGGTATCTTCCCTTCTTTTGATATGTTTTGTAAAGTCATGGATGCTTGTACAGAAAACTATGAGTGTCTCGTGTTAGACAATACAGTCAAGTCTAACAAGATTCAGGATTGTGTGTTTTGGTACAAGGCGACGGTCAGGAAAAACTTCAGAGTGGGTGGTCCAGATCTTTGGAGACTTCATAAGAAGATGTACAACCCCAAACATTTCCAGCAGAAGGAGGATGACGCTAAGAAAGCGACGAAGAAGACAAATCTCAAAATCACAAAGACGCGTTGAGGTTTGGATTCAAAAACATATGACTATACTAAATGGCCTCTGATCAAGTACATACCATGAACCTCGCGGATGATGGCGAAGGTATGGTTCCTCTCAATGATAATCCATCCACGTCTTTTACAACCGAAAAAAATATGAGTCAAAGTAAAGAGACGATGGATTCTACACCCATTAATGATATCATGATGGAACCACCTATGATGACCGATGAGCCCAGGATGCATGGTGTGATGCCCCAAATGACGGCTCCCCAGCCCCAAGCTGCCTATCCCACCCCCCAGGCGCCTACCAAGCCCGAGAAGAAGAACCCCCTCAACCTCACCGATGAGCAGCTCACTGCTCTCTTCGTCGCGGCGTGCGCTGCCGCTGCCGTGAGCAAGCCCGTCCAGGATCGCCTCGCGACTTCTATCCCCAAGTTCCTTAACGAACAAGGGGGTAGGAGTGTTGTCGGTCTCGCCGCCACGGGTGCGGTCGCCGCGGTCCTGTTCTACGTCGCCAAGGATTACATCGTCAAGCCCTGATTTTCCCATCCCATATTACTATAGATCGATGTATCTATACCCAAAAAATAGGTCAAGAGGGCACCTGCTGTGAATGTCCCCATTAACAAGGCACTCAATTTAAGCTTCTTGTTATTGGAAACGGTGGAATCCTCGACAGCCTCTTTCGTATCAGTGAACACCATGTTCAGCACGTACGTGAGCACGAAAGCGATCAAAGTGGTCGTCAGGAAAAAGATACGATCCACCGCGAGGCGGGGAATGTTCCCGACAACCAAACGGAGCATATTGGGAATGACGAGGGTCATCCATGTGATGTTCAAGAGATAATTATTGGTCATGGTCGGAACGAGAGACATTCCATAGATTACCATCCAATAGGCGACCGCCATGAGCAAAACGCTGACGGGTGTCTTCATTTATATGGACACAGATTATTTATCCTGGACGTGTTCACCACAGAATTCCGTCTTGTCCGGAATCTTCTGGTAAATACCGAGACGGAGACAAATGTCTCGAAGTTCGGTATAATTGCTCCAGAATTCATCGGAGTGGTCATATTCACGCACGGTACAATGTGCGAGTTCGTGAATCAAGACGTGGAAAATCTCGTTAACCTCACCATCAAGGCAGACGGCAATCTCACCACCTTTGTTTGTGTTGTAGCCGACAGCACCGTTCATGCGCAAGTATCCAGTGATGGGAATACATCTTTTCAGCATATGAAACTTTTCATGATTCGTATCCTCGATGTGATTCCTGAGGATTCGATACTTTTCCTTAACCTCGACCAGGCGCGTGGGTTCCGTGGTCTGTTGAAGGATCCACATGTTTACTAGAATGAGTAGCGCGATAACGATCATCTATTATAGACAAAGATAAATTTACTATAGAGTTTGGAAATCGGATTCCCATCGAGACTCTCCCAACTTTGTAGTGTAAACCCAAGATCCTCGAGACCGGTCACGAGATGATCCTTGTACGCCACAGGTTCTGATTTTGGTCCGTCCGCGTAGTATGGTGTATCGGTCAAATGGACAAACAATTTTTCACCAAACCCACCGTTTCCGTGGTCTTTCATCTTGAAAAAGTTTCCAGAGTCATCCATGTACGGCGTTCTAAAGATGATTTTTTCAGAATCTGGAATGATACCGATGAGGTGTCCACCTGGTTTCATGCGTTTTTTTATTTCTCGAATGGAACTCATGAAGAGACCCCTTGAAGCGAATATGTAATGGAGTGAAAAGTTGAAACACACTGTATCAAACTTTCTATTTGGACA